GCGCTCGTCGTCGCCGGCCTGATGCTAATCGGCGTCGCCATCTTGATCGGAAAGGTAAGAGCCAATGCTTCTAAGTAGCCTGATGAGCGGCAATTCGAAGCCGAAGGAAGACCCGAATGCCAATCCACATCCGGATTATGCGCCTTCGTGGGGCTATGCGACCGAATCCGGGGAGCGTGTCTCTGTGGCCGGTTCGCAATCGATTGCAGCCGCGTACCGGGCGAAGAACATCATCTCCGACGATGTGGCCAAGATGCCGTTTCAGGTGATGCGAAAAACCGGCCGGAATATCGAGCAGGTCCAGCCCGATGCGGTCACCCGCAACATGGCGTACCTGCTGGAAGTCAGTCCGAACGCCTGGGGCTGGACTCCCTTCCAGCTCAAGAAGGCCGCTATCGAATGGCTGTTGTTCTACGGCAACGCCTATATTTGGAGTCCGGTCGTTGGGCCTCGCCAGCTCCTGATCCTGCCTGCCAGCCGGACATACCCGGTGTTCGACACGGATGGCGATCTGTGGTACCGGCATACGTTCTCGAACGGAGTCGTTCAATACATCCCGGCAGTGGAGATCCTGCAACTGCTGATCAACCCGGACGATACCGGTTTCGTGGGCCGGGGCGTGATCACCTTTGCCCGCGAGACGTTCGGCAGGCGGTTAGCTGCCACGAAGACCCAAAGCAAGCTGTATGCGCAAGGCATGCTGCCCGCTGCTTACGTGCAGATGGAAGGTGAGCTCAGCGCCGAGGCACGCAAGAAGGTGCGCGGCGCATACGAAGAGCAAATGGGCGGCGGTTCGGAGAACGCCTATCGCCTGGCCGTGTTCGACAAGCGGATCACCAAGTTCGAGCCGATCAATATCCAGCTCAAGGACGCCCAATTCCTGGAATCTATCGACGCCACGGATCGGGATGTCTGCAACTTCTTCGGTTTACCTGAGCACATGCTCAACCGTGGCAAGGAAGCCTACAACTCCAACGAGCAGAAATACATCGAATATCTCGTAGGCACGCTGGATGCCTTCCTGGTGCCCTGGGAGCAGGGGGCGCGCATCCGCTGGCTTTCGGCGGCTGAGCAAGCTAACACCTATTTCCGTTTTATTCGTGAGAGCCTGCTGCGCATGGACACTAAGGCCCGCAACGATGCAATGGCGGTCGCCATCCAGAACGGGATGATGACGCCCAACGAAGGCCGTGAGAAGAACGACATGAGCGCATCGGATGATCCGAACGCCGACCGGCTGTTCATGGCCAGCAACATCCAGCCCATCGGCGAAAGCCAGAATTCCCAAATCAACGTGGAAGTCCCTGCGAGGAGAGAACGATGAGGTATTCCTACATCCTTGACGCATTTACCCGCACCCCCTGGGCCATCTTGCCCGAGCGGTTGAACGTATTGCAAGAGATCGTCGCCCGGCACGTCTCCGGGGAGAAACTGGACGCCGAAGAAGTACAGATGGCTATCCACGGCGCGAAGCGCCCGGCCAATCGGAAAGCTGGAAGTATCGCCATCCTGCCCCTTTTTGGGATCATTTTCCCGCGTGCGAACCTGATGACCGAAGTATCCGGCGCGACCAGCGCCGAATTGTTCGGCAAACAGTTCGATGAGCTGATCAAAGACCCCGAAGTTAGCGGAATCGTCCTGGATATGGACAGCCCGGGCGGCCAGGTCATGGGGATCGAAGAGCTGAGCCGGAAGATTTACGAGGCGCGTGGGACGAAACCGATCCTGGCGATTGCCAACCACTCGATGGATTCGGCGGCCTATTGGATCGGGACATCCGCCGATGAAGTCGTTATCACCCCTTCCGGAGAAGTGGGCTCGATTGGCGTATTTGCGGCTCACTGGGACGAAAGCAAGGCCCTGGAAATGGAAGGTCTGAAACTGACCCTGATCAGCGAGGGGAAATACAAGACCGAAGGCAATCCCTTCGAACCCCTGACCGAGGAAGCGCACGCGGCCATTCAGGCTGATGTGAAGGAATTCTATGACGTTTTCACCCGTGACGTGGCTCGCAACCGGGGGAAAACAGTCGACGAAGTGCAGAGTGGCTTTGGCGAAGGACGCGTGGTGGGGGCGCGCCAGGCTATCAAGACGGGAATGGCGGACCGGGTCGGAACGCTGGACGAGACCGTCAATCAACTTCAAAGGAGGTTATTTAGATTATCGAATGAAGAAAACGAGCAAGCGGAATCCCTCCGCATAAAAGTAAGCCAAATCCTGAAAAGCGGCAAAGATATGCCGAAAGGAGAACGTGATGATTGATTTAAAGCCTTATTTCGACGCCGTGAATGCGGCGGAGGCGGAGGTGCAACGCGTTGCAAATGAACTCGATGCACTTTTTCGCCAGGAAACGGACGAGGCCAAAGCCCAGGCATTGGCCAGGCAGCCAGAATTAGAAAAGGCACAAGCCAAACACGCCGCGGCCATTTCGCTCTATGAGCAGATGCAGAAGGCCAATCGCCCGAACGATATCGCCAAAAACTTTGTACCCGTTTCCAATACCCCACCCGATGACACCGAAGGCCATCAGCCATCGGTCATCAAGCGCCAGGAGTACGACCGCTTGTCCCTGCTGGACCGTGCGCGCTTCGTCAAATCCGGCGGAACTCTGCAAGACTAGCGGCAGTAATCTGCCGAGGAGAAAGAGCAAATGGCTAACACACTCACGGGACTCATCCCAACCATCTACCGCGCCCTGGACATCGTGCTGCGGGAACTGACCGGCTTCGTCCCGGCCGTGACAATGGACGGCTCGGGCGAAGCGGCAGCCAAGGACCAAACCATTTCATGGCCTGTCCCCCCTGCCGCCGGCGCGGGCAACATCCCCCCTGCCACAACCGGTCCCACCCCCGTTGACCAAACCATCGCGCCGGGCACGATGACGATCAACAAAAGCCGTTCGGTGGTCTTTGGCTGGAACGGCGAGGAGCAAAAGAGCCTGGGCGGCTTATATAACCAGATATTGGTCGACCAGTTTGCCCAGTCCATGCGCACCCTGGTAAACGAAGTGGAAGCCGACCTGGCCGCGCTGTACGTGGCCAATCGCTACCGCGCCATCGGCCTGGAACCGGCCGGCGACGACGGCAGCTACCTGCAGGCCGTGCCGCTGCTCGAAGGCCGGCGCGAATCCGAAGGCGCAAGCTTCAGCATCAGCCGCGACGGCGAACGCACCGGGGGCCGTGCCGTTGTCATCCTGTCCGCGCCCCGCGAGCAGTGTCGCGTCCATCTCCTGTCCGGAAAGCTCGGTGCGCGCCCACAGCACGTACCGCGCGAGCACGTCGGCGGCTTCCTTCGGGGAGATGTGTGTCAGCTCGTCGGCCAGCTCCTCGCTGGCGGCGAGCGCCTCGTCTGTCATCGTCATCCGATCCTCCTCTTCATGGCGGCGCGCCCC